CCGCAGGGCAGCCGGTGCAGCCAGCTGGTACCTGGGGCAATTTAATATTGTGAGCGTCCGGATCACCATGTGTGCCATTCACAAAAGAAGAAGGAACAAGGAAAGGAGTGGATTCACTTTCAAAGAACAAATAAATTCACTTTCTGAGGTTTCACGGTTGCCAGCCGATCATCAGTACTATCTAGTAAGCAATACAATGATCTTGTCTAACGCACGCTCATTTCTGCGCCTTGGCTACTTTAGCGCGTTGTCTGCGTGGCCTAGCACGCTTCGCCTCCGGTTTAGGCGGTTGGGGTTTGACGTCCTTCTTGGGTGCTAGTATCTCAATCCCTTTATCGACCATCTTCTCGGCAAGTTGCCGAACATACGGCGCAATCATAGGCCCCACAACCTGAAGGGCTTGTTTTGCTGCTGCCGCAATAATGGCCCAGTGTGTGGGGTTTTCGTGGAAATGACCAAACTGGAGTAAGGCCACCTCAGCTGCGTGGAGGTGCTCCAGGGTCAAATAACTAACACCAGGTGTGAACAGGGCGGAGCTGGACTCGAACTCTAGATGCCCATAGCAACTCACCGCTAATTGCGTGGCCGCGCTAGTGTTACCCAAATCACTGAAAATCATAGCATTGTACATGCCGATGTCCCTGTGATTGAAGAGTGGGCGGGCCGCTGTGTTGCTAAGAGCGACGCTAGGCATGGTCACCCAAGCGTCAGCGAATCCTGCATCATTGCCTGTCGGGCTGGTGAAAGTATATAGCCCCTTCTCAAGGGGGCCGAAGTAACGCATGGAGGGATGCACCGAATTTAGGTTAGCGGTCTGGAAATTCCAGGGGTCTACCACAGACGCGCGCAAGCGCCCGGCCAGAACCGTGCCTTCCTTATTCAGAGCCGAAGAAACGTTAGTGAAGAGCGCTGCCGAGGCGTTCAGACGTGTGCGTCCGTATGGGACAGTGGAGGCGCCGAACTCTGGAGGGGGCCCATACGGGGCAAACAGCTTGGTGGGTGTTGCTGTCGGGGAACCAACGGTCCCAGATGAGGCCCAACCAAACTGAAGGAGCGGAGTAGCAGCGGCAGCAGGAGCTGTCGCAGTTGTGCGCATTTGGCGAATGTGACAAACGCCATACGGCACGATTCCCTCTGAGAGCGTCCCATTGGTGGCGGTTGATCCCCCGGCGGTGCCAGAGAACATAAACCCACCTGTGAACGTTTGGGCCACCACAGTGGAACAGAACTCCTCACCACCGATCAAATAGCAAACCTCAAACTCAAGGCCAGTACCCACGCCGCTCGTGCCGGTGTAGACCCGGATGCAAAATTGACTACCGGGCGGGATAAAGATAGCTTGAGAG